CGCAGCTCGAAACCAAGACCTGGGCCGCGATCTTGAAGTGGACTCGATTGTGCGCCACCAGTCCGTGGTTCCTCACCACAGGGACCCGCATTTATCATCGCGAGCATCCTCAGACCTGGTTCTGCTCGGCGCAGTCGTGCCGGGAGGAGAACTCGGAAGCCTTCGCGGGCCAGCACGCTGTCAGCTCGACCTCGTTTTACCTATTCGATGAAGCGAGCGCGATCCCCGACGGGATTTTCGAAGTGGCTGAAGGCGGTCTAACCGATGGAGAGCCGATGATCTTCCTGTTCGGAAACCCGACCCGCAACACCGGCAAGTTCTATCGCACGACCTATGGATCAGAGCAGGATCGTTGGAAGGCGCGCGCCATTGACTCGCGGACCTGTTCGCTCCCGAACCAGATCCAGATCGCGGAGTGGCTCCAGGACTATGGAGAGGACTCCGACTTCTTCCGCGTGCGTGTTCGCGGCTTGCCGCCGCTCGCAAGCGAGCTCCAATTCATCGACCAAGGCCGCATTGGGCGAGCCCGCCACGCGTCGGTTGAGGTACTTCCAGATGAACCCTTGATCGCGGGCTTCGACGTATCGGGTGGCGGTGCGGCGTGGAACGTGATCCGATTCCGTCGCGGGTTCGATGCGCGGTCCCTCCCGCCAATCCGGATCACCGGAGAAGCCGGGCGTGACCGCAACGTGCTGATCGGAATAGCCTCCGAAATTCTGCGTGTGGGTGTCGACGGGATACCCGTGGCTGCCATGTTCGTGGACAGCGCCTACGGCGCTCCAATCATCGAGCGGCTGCACGTTCTGGGCTTCGAGAACGTCTATGAGATTCCCTTTGGCGGCGCTTCACCCGATCCGCACTAGGCCAACAAGCGGGCCTACATGTGGAACCGCATGAAGGAATGGCTACTGCAGGGAGCGATACCCGACGACGAGCGTTTCGCGAGCCAGTTGGCAGCCCCCGGCTACCACATCAACAACAGCAGCAAGCTGGTGATTGAATCCAAGACGGACATGGTCAAGCGTGGGGAGGCGAGTCCGGATGATGCCGACGCCTTGGCCTTGACGTTTGCATTTTCCGTGGCACCCCCGCCACAACCCAGAAGTTCGCGGCCATCCCGGCTGGTGAACGGCGGGGACTACGCGCCGTTCGGTTGAGGCAAAAGCTGCTTTTTGCACCATCCACTACTCTCGAATCTTGACTTGACTTGGCCCTCTCATGGAAGCGTCCATGGACGTGTGGTTGACGTCACCGAGAGGAAACACGACTGTGGATTCAGCACTATTAATAGAGGTTGAAAAGCTGCGCAGGGCGAGTCTCGCCTGCCTGCGCGAAAAGTACAGGGAGGTGTTTCAGGAACAAACGCGATCGCATCACCGGGAGCAACTGTTCCGGCGAATCGCCTGGCGATTGCAGGCATTGGCCGAAGGAAATCTGTCGGAGCGGGCTCGCGGGCGAGCGCACGAAATTGCGCGGGACGCCGATTTACGAATCATCGCGCCACGGGAGTTCTTTACGCGAGGAGACGAGCGGGTCGAGCCCGCGCCCGGCGACCGGAACGGACCGACCCGGGATCGCCGGCTTCCGATCGCGGGCACCTTACTCAGCCGGAAATGGCAGCAACAAGTCATCGTGGTCGAAGTCCTGGCCAAGGGATTCCGGTATCAGAATCGGCACTACCAATCGCTCAGCGCGCTCGCCTCGGAGATCACCGGAACGCGCTGGAACGGGTTGGCTTTTTTCGGATTAACTCGTCCAGTGAGGAAACGGCGGAAGGAAAAGCCCCGTGCACAAAACTAGTCGAGAAGGGAAGTCTCCCGAGTCCTCGCCAGCACGGCTCCGCTGCGCGATCTACACCCGCAAATCGACCGAAGAGGGTCTCGACCAGGAGTTCAACTCGCTCGAAGCGCAGCGCGAAGCCGCCGAAGCCTTCATTCGCAGTCAGCGGCGCGAAGGCTGGATCGCGTTACCCGAGTTCTACGATGACGGAGGCTTTACCGGGGCCAACATGGATCGGCCGGCGCTGACGCGCTTGCTCCAGGCCGTCGAAGCCCGTGAGTTGGACTGTGTGGTAGTGTACAAAGTCGATCGTCTGAGTCGATCGCTCTTGGACTTCACCCGAATGTTGGGTCTCTTCGAGACGCACCAGGTAAGCTTTGTCGCCGTGACCCAGCAGTTCAACACCAGCACGTCACTCGGCAGGCTGACGCTCAACATCCTGCTGTCGTTTGCGCAGTTCGAACGGGAACTGATCGGGGAGAGAACCCGCGACAAGATGTCCGCCGCTCGTCGGAAGGGTAAATGGGTCGGTGGTTACCCCGTGCTCGGCTATGACGTAAACCCCAGCGGTGGGCGCTTGATCGTGAACGAGGAAGAAGCCGAGCGCGTGCGGGCCATCTTTGCTCTGTTCGAGCAGCATGGTTCGGCAATCCCGACCCTCACTGAAATCGAGCGGCGGGGCTGGACCCTCAAAAGCTGGACACGGAAGAACGGGCAGTTTCGCTCGGGCGGCCCTTTTGCCAAAAACTCACTCCGGCGGCTGCTGACCAACGTCCTATATATAGGATCGATTCGGCACAGAGGACAGCTCTATCCGGGCGAACAGGCAGCGATTGTCGACACCCGCACGTGGGAACGGGTGCAAGAGCTGATGACGCAGGATGCCGCGTTTGCGAGCGGAAAGGCGCGGAACAAACATAAAGCCCTATTGAACGGACTGCTGTATTGCGAATCCTGCGGGACGCGCATGGGGTACTCCTATTCGAGCAAGAATGGGCGCCGGTATACCTACTACGTGTGTCTGAACGCGCAGCGCAAAGGCTGGGCCGTGTGTCCCACCAAATCTTTGTCCGCCTGCGCGATCGAAGGTTCGGTACTCGAACAGATAAAAACAGCTCAGCCCGAAGGATGGCAGCAGATGGGTCCCACGCAGAAGGGGGAAGCGATCCAGGCCTTGATCGAGCGGATCGGCTACGACGGAGCCACCCGACGGGTATGCATCCGGTTTCGTCGTGGTCCCGCCACGGAATCCAAGGTTAACTCATGAACAGCAAGTACGACGTGATTTACACGCTTTCCGCACGCAGGCGACGTGGCACCGAGCATCAGGTTAACCCACGGGCGGAAGAGAACAAAAGCGACGAGCACTCGATCCCCCGGATCGCGCGCCTCATGGCGCTGGCTATTCGTTTTGAAGGTCTCGTGCGGGACAAAAAGATTCGGGACTATGCGGAACTGGCCAGGGTGGGAGGCGTAACGCGTGCCCGGATGACTCAGATCATGAAGCTGCTGCATCTGGCTCCCGATCTTCAGGAACAGCTTCTCTTCCTGCCTGCGATCGGAAAACTGAACGAGAGAAACCTTCGAGCCATTGTCAGCCGGATCGATTGGAGTGATCAGCGCCGAATGTTTCGGAAGATCATCCCTCCGAGCTACCGAACTTGACTGTACCTACTTTGAGAGCCATGAATGTGTGGACCGCGCCACGTACATGCAACTGGAAACCAAATACCTTCGTCTTCGTACGCCGGTTACTCTGGGCTCGCGCTTCGGAGACTGGCAGGTATGCTGGCTCGGCGGCTGGGGAAGGGATCGTATGTTTTACTACGTCATGCTCGTTCGAATACCCAAGGCCGCAAGGGCTAAGCAGTTTCGGATTTGACTTGCTTTCGCGGGAGATGTGAGTGATGAATGCCATGACCGCAAAGCGGTCAAGGAGACCTACATGAAATCGTTCAACATAGATACAGAAAACAACATCACCGCATTCGCCACCGCCAAAGAGGCCGAAGCCGCCGGGGGCCAAGCATTCCGCAGCGAGGCGGCGCTCGGCAAGCTTGCTGCGGCCTGGCCGGCGAACCGCCTGGTGGAAATGTGGAATAGCATTCCCGGCTTTCCGCGAGTCAAGAAGTTCACCGATCGCAAGACCGCCGTGGCTCGGATCTGGAAGGCCATACAAAACCTAGAGGGCAGAGTCGGCGCCCAGGCCGCGAACGTCGCGCCGGATACGACCTCGGCGGCCAAGCAGTCCACGTCCTCTCGAAAGCGACCAAAGACCGAGCAACCGGCCCAAGCCGAAACTTCAGAACCAAAGCCCCAGGGCTCAGCGGCGATCGCGCGCCGGGGCACCAAAACCGCCGATGTGCTCGCGATGCTTCGACACTCGAAAGGCGCGACGCTCCGGCAACTCATGCAGGCCACCGGTTGGCAGGCGCATTCGGTTCG